GGTACTATTGATTATCTGGTGGTTGCAGGTGGTGGAGGCGGTTCTGGTGACTATGGTGGAGGCGGTGGTGCTGGTGGTTATTTAGAAAGCACTTTATCTATAGCTTCTGGTTCCGGACTAACTGTTACCGTAGGAGCCGGCGCTCCTACTATTAGTGGATCATCTATAAGAGGCGTTAATGGCAATAACTCTATATTTAGTTCTGTAACTGCAATAGGCGGAGGTGGAGGCGGATCAGAAGGTAATAACTCTGGTTTATCTGGCGGGTCTGGTGGTGGTGGTGCTTATGGTGGTTCTGGTGGTTCTGGAACTACTGGGCAAGGATATGCTGGTGGAGTCGGAGGCGCAGCTTCTGGGTATTACACAGCCGGTGGCGGTGGCGGCGCTGGTGCTATTGGCTCAAATCCTACTAGTGGTGTAGGTGGTGTAGGTGGTGTAGGACAATTATCAACAATTACTGGTACTTCCGTTTATCGTGGTGGTGGTGGTGGTGGTGGCACAGAAACGAACGGTAGTGGTGGAGCTGGAGGGCAAGGCGGTGGTGGTTCTGGTGGAACAAGTGGCGCTCGTCCAGGTACTTCGGGAACTGCAAACACTGGTGGCGGCGGCGGTGGTGGTTGCGGAGAAGCTAGTGTTGGTGGTGCTGGTGGTTCCGGTATAGTAATAATTAGATATAGGTATCAATAAAATGGCATTATCATTTCCTGGCAGTCCTACATTGAATCAAACCTATACCCAGGGTACAAAAACTTGGACCTGGAATGGTATAACTTGGAAAGCTTCAGTAACTTCTTCAGCAGCTTCAGTATATGATACTGCAAATACCAGCACTGGCTATTTTTCACTACCAAGCGGTAATACTGCTCAAAGACCAGGCACTCCCACTCTAGGTAATTCACGATGGAATACTACTGCAAATGTAGCTGAAATATGGACTGGTTCAATCTGGTATCCTTATGCAACAATGTATACCTCATATGTTATGGACTATTTGGTAGTTGCAGGCGGAGGTGGAGGTGGAGGATATGGGGCTGGATATGGTGGGGCGGGTGGTGGTGGGGCGGGTGGGCTTCGTCAAAATTCTTCAGTATCACTAGCTATCAGTACTACATTTACAATAACTGTTGGCGCTGGTGGCGCTGGTGGCGCAATCAGCACTAATGCAGGCACATCTGGGTCAAATTCCGTTTTTGGTGCAATAACTGCATCTGGTGGCGGCAGCGGCAGCGGTGGTGTTGGTAGCAGTGGTGGTTCCGGCGGCGGTGGCGGCAACCAGAATAACGCAGGTGGATCTGGTAATATCGGTGGTTATACTCCAGTTGAAGGTTATGCTGGAGGTAATGCAAATACCGGTGGATATTACGCTGGCGCAGGCGGTGGCGGCGCAGGTGGGGTAGGTGGTACTGGAGATAATTCACCATCTGGTAGACCAGGTGGTATAGGAGTAATATCTACTATTACTGGTTCTAGTGTATATTATGCAGGTGGTGGTGGTGGTGGTGCTCATGCTAGTCTTGGTGGTGGCGGCAGTGGAGGCTCTAGCATAGGTGGAAATGGAGCTACCCAAGGCAGTAATGCTACCGCTGCTAGTGTTAATACCGGCTCTGGAGGTGGTGGTGGTGCTAGTTCAAATAGTGGTTACGGTGTTTCTAGCTCTGGTAGTTCTGGAATTGTAATAATTCGTTATCTGGCAACCTATCCTGCAGCAGCAGCAACTACTGGTTCACCTACTATTGTAGTAGCAAATGGCTACCGAACTTACACCTGGACAACATCAGGTACTTTCGCAATCACTTTTTAACATAAAAGTATGATACTACCATAAAAATAGCACTAGATAAATAAGTAATACAAGGAATTATACATGTCTTTTCCCAGCTCGCCGAGTAATGGTAATATATCTATTGTTAACAATATAACTTATCAATATGATAGTTCTATCGGTGCCTGGACTCGTATACCCGGAACTATAAATCAAATAGTTGCAAATACAGTAACTGCTACTTCATTCGTAGGACCATTAACTACTGCAGCACAACCAAATATTACTTCTGTCGGTACTTTAACATCTCTACGAGTTACTGGTAATACTACAATTACTGGTAATCTAGTTATTCAAGGTAATACTATTACTATAGGATCAGAAAATTATACTGTTACTGATAGCATAATTGATCTACATACCTTTTCTAATCTAGCTCCTTTAACAGGCGATGACGGTAGAGATATCGGTATCAAATTCCACTATTACAAAAGTGGTGACAATCATGCATTCCTAGGATGGGCAAATGATAGTGGATCACTTGAATATTATGCAACTGGCGATGATGTTAATGGTGTATTCACTGGTACTGCATATGGTAATATTAAAGCTGCATCATATCAATCAACTGCTGTTACTGGTACTGCACCATTCACCGTTAGGTCTACCACGACTGTAGCAAATTTAGCTGCAGCTACTGCTGGAACAGTTACTACAGGAGCACAACCAAATATTACGTCAGTAGGTACATTAGCTAGTGTGGCGGTAACTGGTAATGTAACTGCTGGTTCTGTATATACAAATAGCTATTTCTATTCAAATGGTACACCGTACTCTTCAGGGACATTTTCTGGTAATACTACTCAGCAACTAATAACATCAAATGCTATTGCATCATCAAATACTACTTCTGGTGCATTGATAGTAACTGGCGGTTTCGGTATCGGCGGAGCAATAAATTCATATGATAATATATCGGCTAGACTAGGATTGGCAGTAGGAACTCCATCTACTGTTGTTAATACTAATAAAAGTTTGTTTTTTTCTGGGGCTAGTAGTTTTGCTGGATATGCAATTAGTACTACCAACTCAATATATAATATAGCGGCAGGCCAAGATTTCACCGTTGAATTATGGGCTAGACCTTCTATAACTGGTAGTTACCATATATTAAATTATGGTGCATATAGACAAGCATATGATAATGATCTCGGTTATTGGATAACAAATTCAGGTGGAGTGATTTATGTAGGTGCTACTCAATATTCAGTTTCCTATCCAGGTTCAGCATCTCCTACTCTTAATCAGTGGTCACATATTGCATTAGTAAGATACAATAATAATTTAACCATTTATTTAAATGGCGTGGCTGGTACTACAGTTTCAGTATCGGGTGCAATATCACCATCTCAACAAAGATCAGATTTGTCAGGTCCAAATGGTATGTGGTTGGGTATCAATGTATCTAATTGGACAGTTAATTCTTACACTTATTATCAAGGATACATCAGTAATGTTAGGTTAGTTAGAGGTACAGCAGTATATACTGCAAATTTTGCACAGCCTGCTATTGCACCATCAGTCATTACAAACACTCAATTGTTATTAGCGCATAGCGTAACTCCTTTTGTTGACGAATCATCAAATGCATTTACTTATACAGTGCAAAGTGGTAGTGTTGTTTCTTCAAGCACGGTTCCAGTTACTGATACCGGATCCGGTGTTACCTGGAATTATGATGGGTTATCATCTTGGACTACTACTAACCCTATAAAAGTACAAAGTGCAACAGCATCAACTTCAAATACTACCGGTGCATTAATAGTATCTGGCGGCATTGGAGTTGCAGGTAATGTAATTACTAACGCAGTATATTCTAGTGGTTATTTCTATTCAAATGGGACCCCGTACTCTCCAGCATTTTCTGGTACATCAACACAACAAATTATAACATCAAATACCACAGTATCAGCAGATACTACTAGTGGTGCATTAATAGTAGCTGGTGGTGCAGGGATAGCTGGTAATTTATATGTTGGTGGCTTACTCAATGTCACGAACAATTCTTACATGAATGGTTCGCCACTATTAAATGCAGTAAATTTAGCTGACTATTCCACCTCATCAATAGCTGGTGCTGATATCTTAATTACAACTGGATCAGCACCACCAACAGGGCAACAAGCATATACTTCTGCAGGAACTTATACTTGGACAGCACCAGTAGGTGTAACTAGCGTTAGTGTAGTAGCAGTAGGTGGTGGTGGCAGCGCCTATCTATTCGGATCCTCCGCTGGCAGTGGTGGCGCAGGTGCCGGCCTAGGGTGGAAAAACAATATTACCGTTGTACCTGGACAGTCATACACTGTAGTTGTTGGTGGTGGTGCAGCTACAGATTCACATGCTGCAGGATCAGCTAGTTATTTCATATCAACCGGTATTGTAGCTGGTTATGGTGGTGGAGGCGGCCTAAGTGGAGCTGTTGCAATAGGAGGTACTGGAGGAGGCTATGTTGGTGACGGTGGAGGATCTGGTGGCAACGGTGGAGGATCTAACGCAAGTTACGTAGGCGGTGGCGGCGGCGCAGGCGGATATTCTGGTAACGGAGGAGGAGGAGGTTATCAAAATAATGGTGGTGGTGGTGGCGCTGCTGGTAATGGCGGCGGCGGCGGCGGCGGCGCAGGTGCATACGGCCAAGCGTCAGGAGCAAATAGAATTGGTCTCTTTGTTGCTGGTGGTGGTGGTGGAGTAGGTATATTTGGAGAAGGTACTAGTGGAGCATCTACTCCAAATCCTGGCACAACTAATCTTGTTGGAACACCAGGATATGGAGGTAGTGGTGGCGGTAACGCATCAAATCCCTATCCAGGTGGATATGGCGGTGGTGGAGCACCTTTCTACAACGCTGGAGTGGGTGGCGCTGGCGGCGCTGTACGCATAATTTGGGGAGCAGGTAGAGCATTCCCAGCAACTCTAACTGCTGACCAACGCCTGACTAATGTTAATTCAATTATCATCGCTGATACTAGTACATTACAAACAGTAACTAGCCGTAATAATACTACTAACACTTCTATCACTATATCAAATAGTACAACCTCTACTTCTACCACAACTGGTGCATTAATAGTATCAGGTGGAGTTGGAGTTGCAGGAAATATAACTGCTACTTCTGTGTATTCAGGTAGCTATTTCTATTCTAATGGTACTCCTTACTATAATACTGGTCCTTCAGGTGCTACAGGTATACAAGGCAATGTTGGTGCTACAGGTATACAAGGCAATGTTGGTGCAACAGGTATACAAGGCAATGTTGGTGCAACAGGAGTAGGTACTGCTGGTGCTACAGGCTTACAAGGAGCGACTGGTCCTGCAGGAAGTGGTGGTGGTGGATCAGCTAGTATCATAGTTCAGGACGAAGGTAGTACCTTAACTAGTGCATTGTCTAGTATAAACTTTGTCGGCACTGCGGTTACTGCAACAACATCTGGTAGCAATGTAACAGTAACAATTTCAGGGTCAGGCACAACTTCTGTTACTGCTGGTAATATCAACGGTGGAACTACATCAAGCTTTGCTCAGACATTTACTGGTGATGCTTCACGCAAAATATTCAACTTTGGCGGCTATGGCGGTATATTAGATGCAACTCAGTTAATTGTTTTTGTAGATGGAATTTATCAAACTCCAAATACAAACTTCACTGCTAATACAAGTTGGTTAATATTTGATACAGCACCCTCTATCGGATCAGAAATAACAGTACAGGCTGCTAGTGCTGGTTATTCAGGAGTCGCAACTCCATTAATTAATCAATTGTTTACGGCAAACGGCTCTCAAACATCATTCACTTTAAGCGATTATGTAACAGCAACTGATGTTCTTGTAACAGTTGATACTGTTATTCAAGCACCAGTAACCAATTACAACATAAATGGGCTAAGTCTAGTATTTACTTCTGCTCCTACTGTTAGTTCTATCGTTGGAGTTCGTAGTTTTGGTAACTGGAGTTCAAGAGACGGCTTTGTAAATAGATTCACTGGAAATGGTGTTGCTACTTCATATACTTTAACTGGTTATGCGGTAAGTAGTCGCAGTATGATGGTGTTTGTTGATGGTATCTATCAAATACCTGATGTAGACTTCACTATAGCTGGTACATTATTAACATTCACTGGCGCACCTGATTCAGCAGCCGATATTACTATTCAAAGTTTCAATAATACATTGGGCACAAATGCTTTAGTAGCTGACCCATCAGGTATTACAGTTGCCAATGTAGCTTATAGTATAGATAGTTTTAGTACATCAACTTACCGAACTGCAAAATATATTATATCTGTTACAGGAGCAACAAGTTATCAAGCAACAGAGGCAATGCTAGTACATGATGGTACTACTCCTCAACTAGTAACTTATGCCACTGTTTTCACCGGATCGGCGCAAATAATGTCATTTAGTGCCAATATTTCATCAAATACAGTGAATGTTTATGGTACTGGTGTTGGTACTGTAAATACAGTTAAATTACAAAGAACCTATGTGAAAGTTTAATCTAGATGGCAATCAAAAAATTTAATGCAAACAGTGTATCAGGTGGATTAGTAAGTGGAGCGACAGTATCGTCATCTGCCCCCTCTGTCCCATCAAATGGAGCATTATGGTTGAACAGTTCTACTGGTACTTTGCTTACCTATTATGATAGTGGGACTAACGCTCAATGGTTGCAACCGGTTGGCGCTGCTGGCGCTGCTGGTGCTGCTGGTGCTGCTGGTGCTGCTGGTGCAACAGGACCAACTGGCACTGGTACAACTGGCGCAACTGGTGCAACAAGTATAATACCAGGTGCTACTGGTATTCAAGGTAATGTTGGTGCTACTGGGGTTATTGGATCACCACGAATTTCTACTACTGCAAGTGCAACAAGTGGAACCCTTACTCCAGTTAGTACTAGTACAGATCAATATAATATTACTGCCCTCGACGCCGCTGCTACTTTTGCAGTACCTAGCGGTAGTCCCGTTGATGCGCAAAAGTTAATGTTACGTATTAAAGATGATGGAACTGCTAGAGCATTAACCTGGACCACTACATCGGGTGGATACCGTATTGTTGGAGCTATACTCCCAACTACTACTGTAGTAGGTAAAACTACCTATGTAGGTTTAATTTATAATGCTGCAGATACTTTCTGGGATGTAGTTGCAGTAGGACAACAGGTATGACCACAGTAGTCGTAGCACTGTCAGGTTCAGGGACATGGACTATACCTGCTGACTGGAACGATGCAGATAATACGATTGAACTAATTGGGTGTGGTGGTGGTGGATACCCTGGTGCTAGTACTTATAGTGGTGGCGGTGGTGGTGGTGGTTCATATGTAAAAATGACAAATGTTCCAATTAAAGCTCATTATCTAGCTGGTAATATTACTGGATTAGATTACTATACTAGTGATACATATTCCCCTTACAATTATAGTTCAATTTTTTTACAAGGTATTCAGTATTACTCTGGTGGTACTCCAGTTACTGGTTATCTCTTTTACGCTCAAGGAGTAGTATCTTATGCAAGTGGAACTTCGGGGGGTGTAGGTGGTAGTGTTACCACCACTCAACAAATTGTTGGTACTAACTATTATACTCTTGGGTATGCTGGTGGCAATGGAGGAAACGGTAGAACTGCCGCTTCCTCTGCAGGTGGCGGTGGTGGGGGTGCCGGTGGTCCCGGTGGTCCTGGAGGAAGAGGCGGTAACAACACCACTACCAACCCTACCCAAGGTCGCGGCGGCGGCGGCGGAGGCGGCGGCTTAAACGGATATGACACCGGTGTCACTCCTGGTTGGGGTGGTAGCGGTGCTGATGGCGGTTATGGAGTTACTACAACTCCTAATTCCGGTAATCCTGGTGGAACTAGTATATATGGAGGTGGTGGCGGAGGCGGCGGAGGCGATGGCAGTTCAGCGCGAAAAGGTGGCAATGGAGGTCCTTACGGAGGTGGTGGCGGTGGAGCCGGCTCCACCAATGGCAGTCAACCTGGTACAAGTTCCTTAGGTGTCATTGTAATTACCTACACAGCGTATATCCCCCCTCCTGTATCAAATACAATGTTCTTAATGTTCTGAACATTGATTAATATGTGTTAAAAAGGGAATATAAAGTATGACAATTGAAAAAACATGGACAGTAGAACAAATGCCTTGTGAGGTACAACCTGATGGTGATTGTATAGTCACACATGTACAATGGAGACTAATGGGTACTGATGGTACTAGTATTGTTTCTATTCCTGGAAATGTACCGTTAACTAGAGTAGAAGATACTCCTTATACCCCGTACAATCAATTAACTCAGGAACAAGTACTTAATTGGGTTAAAGATATTCTGGGTACAGAACGAATAGATTTGTATAATAATACGCTAGAACAATTACTTGTAAAAGTAACCGCCGTTCCACCACCTGAACCTACTATTCGTATGTTACCTTGGGCTACTTAGTTATTCAGGAGCTACTTGTATTCTAATACAACGCATGGGTAAAATACAATTCTTACACTACTAAATACAAATTATGGCATTATCATTCCCACTCAGTCCAGTATTAAATCAAACTACCGTAAGTGGAGGCTCTACTTGGATATGGAGTGGAACTTCATGGGTAAAAACAACAACCGGTACAGCAATTGATAATAGAATAATGGTTGCAGTCTCGGAAACTGCACCAACTAGTCCAACAGTAGGATCATTGTGGCTTAATTCATCAACTGGCGATTTGCTAATGTGCTTCACTGGAGGCGCTACTCCAGTCTGGGTTCAGGCAGCAGGCGCTGACGGGGTTACTGGTGCTACCGGCCCGCAAGGTACTCCGGGGGGTGCCACTGGCCCACAAGGTCCACCAGGAGGTGCCACTGGTGCCACTGGAGCTACAAGCATAGTCCCAGGCCCATTAGGCGCCACTGGCGCAACTGGTGGGCCTGGTGCAACTGGCCCGATCGGTGCTACTGGTTCTGTTATTTCAATTCCTGTGATAGCTGGATATGTGGAGTCAGTTATCCCAATTGGAACAGTTACTACAGCAAATACTTTAGTTATAACTAATGGTACAGTACTTACTTCCACCTTAACTGCATCTACTAATTGTGTTTTTACCATGCCAACTCCGGCAGCAGGTCGATCATTTGTATTACTGCTTAAACAACCCGCATCTGGAAACGTAGGATCTGCTACCTTTTCAAGTGTTAAATGGAATTATGCAGGCGCGCCAAATGTTACTCCAACACTAGGTACAATGGATATCTTTACTTTTATAGCAGATGGAACAAACTGGTATGGTGCAACAGTTCAAGGGTACACTCCGTAATGTTGGCAGCAATTAATACATTTTATATTGCTACGCAGAGGATAGACTACCCCATTACTTTTCTTATGGTTGCTGGTGGTGGTGGTTCTGGAGGTGAAACTACCGATTATAGATGGCACGCTCACCCTAGCGGTGGTGGTGGAGGTCAGGTTATAACTGGTACATTCTCAGCAGCTATTAAACAATCACTTACTATCCAAGTAGGTGGTGGTGGTGTAAGAAATTCACAGTATGTCATAACCTCAAGTGGTGGAAATAGTTCTAGTATATCAGGCTCAAATATTGTAACGGTTGATTCAATAGGTGGTGGTGGTGGTGGTTACGGTAATGGTGGAAATAGTGGTAGTGGATTTTTAGGTGCCCCACGTGGAGGATCTAGTCCATATTGGATGGGTGGAAGTGGTGGTGGAGATTCAGGAAACGCAGTTCCAGTGTATTACGGATACGATGGTGTTGGCGGGGTAGGAACATATGTATCTGCATTTTCTGCATTTGGTGATGCTGGATATTTTGGCGCTGGAGGTGGCGGCGGCGGTGGATATGGTAGCAACGGTAATGGATGGACAATAGGCGGCGGCGCTCATGGTGACAGTGCAGGAACAGGCCAATCCGGTGGGGTAATTCTTCGTATTCCCATGGTGATGAATTCTGGAGGAAGAATAGTTACTGGCAGTCCCCAGTATTCATCTGATGCATCATATGCTTACTATTACTGGTCAGCTAGTGGAACTATCGCATTCTAATAAATACATATTATGGCAATCTCATTTCCTTCAGGCCCCTATTCAGGACAATCAGTCACTGTTGGTAGTAAAACTTGGGTGTGGAACGGCTATTATTGGGCAAAAAGTGCTTCACTCGGTGGAGGAACTGAATTAGCCGTGTTTCCAGAACTGATAGGCAACACTGGTAGATTTCTTACTACTGATGGTACAACTACTAACTGGGGAAATGTAATTATACCCCCAGCATTACCTACTCAAACTGGCAATAACGGTAGATTTCTTACAACTGATGGTGCAACTACTAATTGGGGAAATGTAATTATACCAGCAGTATCTGCCGCTGCAGTAAGTGATCAAACTAACACAAGTACTGGTTATTTGGGAATACCTACAGGAAATACTGCGCAACGACCAGGATCACCTGCTAATGGGGCATCACGCATCAATAGTCAAACAAATTACTTTGAAACTTATTATAACAGTTCTTGGTTTAACTTGGCATACTTGGGAGTATATACAGCAACTGGTGGAACAGTAACTTACAGCGGGAATTATAAAATACACACCTTTCTTACATCTAGTACATTAAACATAATAGATGCTCCACCTGCAGCAACAATTGAATATTTGGTTATTGCTGGTGGAGGTGGAGGTGGTTCTGACATGGGTGGAGGTGGAGGTGCTGGTGGTTATTTAACTGCTTCTTCTATTTTTGTGTCCGGATCATACACCATAACTGTTGGTAGTGGTGGTCCTGGTGGCCCATCCGGCATAGGATCAGTACGAGGAACTAATGGTGATAATAGTAGTGTTGTTAAAGCTGGAACACCTTCTATTATAGCAATTGGTGGTGGCGGAGGTGCATCAGAATATTCTCAAGGTCAAGTTGCGGGTAGCGGTGGTAGCGGTGGCGGTGCTTCTGCAACAACGGGTGGGTCAACTCCTGGTACAGGTATCATCGGTCAAGGTTTCAATGGTTCTGTCGGTGCCGGAAATTACTATCCTGGTGGTGGTGGTGGTGCTGGCGCCGCTGGCTCAGTTAATCCAGGAAATGGAGGCATTGGTTTAGCCAATTCAATATTAGGTGTTAGCTATTACTGGGCTGGTGGTGGTGGCGGTGCAGGATATTCCAATATAGCAGGTAATGGTGGTCTTGGTGGAGGCGGTGGTGGTGGACCTAAAGTTAGTGGTGGTGGTTTAGGTGGTGGGTCTGCACTTAATTCAGGGTTGGATGCTACAGTTGGATCATTAGTAAGTCAAACAAATGTCCCTGGTGGTAATGGGGGAGAAAACACAGGTGGTGGTGGTGGTGGTGGCGCTCATTATAATGCAAATAATTATGGTGGTACTGGCGGCAAGGGCATAGTAATAATTAGATATAGGTATCAATAAAATGGCATTATCATTTCCAAGTAGTCCTACTTTATATCAAACTACCACAACTGGAGGTCAAACCTGGACCTGGAATGGTAATAATTGGTATGTTGCGAGTTCAGGTGGCGGTGCAAGTGTAACCGTAGCTAATTCTGCTCCCGCTAGTCCAACAGATGGTTCAATGTGGTTGAATAGCGATTCAGGCGTGTTCTCTGTATTCTACAATACATCAAATGTATGGCTAGGATTCGTTGGCGGCGGTAGCAGCGGTGGAACTTCATTGCCATCATTTACTGGTAATACTGGAAAATTTCTTACAAATGACGGAGCTTATTCAAGTTGGGGTAATGTTACAATACCATCAGTTACAGCAGCAGCAGTTAGTGATCAACTAAACACTAGCACTGGGTATTTTTCACTGCCTACAGGAAATACAGCACAGCGTCCTGGGACACCAGTTGCTGGAGCTACCCGCATCAACAGTCAAACAAATTACTTTGAAACTTATTACAATTCTAACTGGTTTAATTTAACTTATATTGGTGTGTTTGCAGCAACAGGTGGAACTATAACTACATCTGGTAATTATAGATATCATACATTCTTGGCTAGTGGTACTTTTACAGTTACTGCATCACCAGTAGGTGGCACAATTTCAATATTAGCTGTTGCTGGTGGTGGTGGTGGCGGATTTGACTTAGGCGGTGGCGGTGGCGCTGGTGGAGCAATATATAACAGCACATTTACTGCTGGACTGGGAGCTATTTCAATAGTAGTCGGTAGCGGAGGACCAGCTTCCTTAATTAATTCCACTGGTACTAATGGAGTAAATACAACTCTTACTGGTGCAGGAATAGCAACACAAACTGCTATTGGCGGTGGCGGTGGCGGTAGTTATGTCAATGGCGGTCCTGTCGGTACTGCCGGGGCATCAGGAGGTTCTGGTGGTGGTGCTGCAAGTGCAATAACATCATCAGCAGCAGGCACTGTGGGTCAAGGTTATGCAGGCGGTGCAGGATCAGGCAATACCGTCGGTACCAACGATTGGGCAGGATCAGGCGGTGGGGGTGGAGCCGGAGGCGCTGGCGGCAACGGATCAACTACTGCGTTCGGTGCTAATAGTGCAGTATACGGATATGGTGGTGTAGGACTTGCTGATTCTGCAATTGGTGGATTGTTGGCCGCTACTGCTACTGGCGTTAGTTCCGGTGGAATATTATATATCGCCGGTGGTGGTGGTTCAAACAGTAATACTAACATTAATTACGGCATTGGTGGTAAAGGTGGCGGTGGCTCTTACCCTAATACTGCAGGAACCACAAATAGTGGTGGTGGTGGTGGTGGTGGCGGACTTTCTCCTGAGGCTGGCGGCAATGGCGGAAGTGGCTTAGTAATAATCGGATATAGGTATCAATAAAATGGCATTATCATTTCCAAGCAGTCCTACAGTAAATCAAACTACTACCACAGGTGGTCAAACCTGGACATGGAATGGTGCATCTTGGCTTAGTGGTGGTACAGGTGGTGGGTCTTCCGCAGCAGCTACTACAGTTGGCATTACTGCTCCAACTTCTCCAGTTGAAGGCCAAATGTGGTATGATACAACAGACGGTACTTTGCTTATTAGAACCGGCTCAATTTGGGTTGAGTCTGTCGTTGCTTTGGCCGGTGCTGCCGGTGCTGCCGGGGTTGCGGGTGCTTCTGCTAATCCATTGCCTGTTGGTAATATAGCACAACGACCTGTCTCTCCAGTAGCAGGTACTATGCGAATTAATAGCGAAACCAATTACTTTGAAACTTATTACAATTCTAACTGGTTTAATTTAACTTACATTGGATTGATTACTGCTACTAGTGCAAATGCAACGGTAACCTACAGCGGTGATTATGCTATTCATACTTTCTTAACTAGTGGAGCGTTCACTCCTACCCTTGTACCAGTAGGAGGAACAGTTGAGTATCTGATTGTCGGTGGTGGCGGTGCAGGCGGTCGCGAACCATCCAATCCAATTGGTGGTGGTGGTGGTGCAGGTGGCTTTTTAACCGCATCTGGATTAAGTGTGGCGGCTACTACTTATGTGGTCACAGTAGGTGCAGGAGGGGTAGGCGTTTCCGCGACAACTGTTCCTGGTAATGGATCAAGTGTTTTTGGTTTAACCGCAGCAGGTGGCGGTGGAGGTAGGGCATCCGGCGGTGTTGGAGGCGACGGTGGCTCCGGTGGCGGTGGTGGCGGTAGTGGAGGTTCCAACTACGCAGGGGGTAAGGGTATATATCCGGGATCTACTTATATTGACAGTGCTAGACAGGGATACGACGGTGGTGCATCATTTGGTCAAAGTGGTGTAGGTCCAGCAGGTGGCGGTGGCGGTGCAGGAGCAGTTGGTGCTTCTGCTTCTACAAGCGTTGCTGGTAATGGCGGCGCAGGTTTATTTTCTTCAATAAATGGGGCAACTACTGCATACGCCGGAGGTGGCGGTGGTTCCACTATTTCAGGTACTAATGGTACAGGCGGTAATGGTGGGGGTGGTAACGCAGCCTCCAATGGCACAGCAAACCGTGGCGGTGGCGGTGGCGGTGGCAATGCAAGCACTGGCGGCAATGGCGGTTCTGGTATAGTAATAATTAGGTATAGGTATCAATAATCATGGCATTATCATTTCCAAGTAGTCCTACATTAAATCAAACTTATACCTTAGGCTCAAAAACCTGGGCCTGGAATGGTTCAAGTTGGAGAGCATCAACAACTTCATCGGCTACTACAGTTGGCATTACTGCTCCAACTTCTCCAGTTGAAGGCCAAATGTGGTATGATACAACAGACGGTACTTTGCTTATTAGAACCGGTAATGTTTGGTTGGAGTCTGTCGTTACTACTGCAGGCCCAACTGGTGCTTCTGCTAATCCATTACCCAGTGGTAATACTGCACAACGTCCTAGTCCTCCTACAGTAGGTAATATGAGAATCAACAGTGATACTAACTATGTTGAAGTCTATTACAATACTAATTGGATTAATCTAACTTACATTGGATTGATTACTGCCACTAGTGCAAATGCAACAGTTACATACAGCGGCAATTATGCTATTCATACTTTCTTGACTAGTGGAACTTTCACACCTACATCAGTACCAGTAGGCGGTACTATTGATTATCTGGTAGTTGGCGGAGGTGGTGGAGGTGGTGGTGGCGGTGGTGGTGGTGGCGGTGGCGGTGGCGGTTATTTAACTTCTACTGCAGTGTCTGTCATTACTGGAACATATGTAATCACGGTTGGAGGAAGTGGAACTGCAGGAGCAACATACGCTGTTGGTGGGAATGGGTTTAATAGTTCAATAGTCGCAGCCGGATTTACTACAGTTACTGCTGTTGGTGGGGGTGGGGGTGGTGGCAGCACAAACAGTTCGGTGAAAAATGGTGCTACTGGTGGGTCGGGTGGCGGCGCAGGCAATAACACTGGAACTGGTGCGGTTGGATCAGGTACTTCTAGTCAAGGATATAACGGTGGTTTAGGATATGACGGCCTGTCCCTGACCACCTCGGGTGGTGGCGGAGGTGGTTCTGGCGGAGTAGGTGGGAATGCGCTAGGACATACTGGAACTCCCGCAGGTGGGCATGGTGGTGCCGCGACACTTAATGCAATAACTGGATTATATTATGCAGGCGGTGGCGGTGGCGCATACGATAAAGGTGCAAGTGCAGGGTATTCTGGTATAGGCGGTTATGGTGGAGGAACAGCTACCACTGCACAAAAAGGCGGTGGCGGTGATGGGGGTACCTATACTGTTACTAATGGTATCGCAGGTGCTGCTAATACTGGTGGCGGTGGCGGTGGCGCGGGTTGGACATCTACCACAGCCGGAGCAGGTGGTTCTGGCATAGTAATAATTAGATATAGGTATCAATAAAATGGCAATAACTTTACCAGCAAGTCCCACATTGAATCAAACCTATACCTTAGGTTCAAAAACTTGGATATGGAATGGAACATCCTGGAGAGCGACAGTTACTGCAACAACTGTAGCATCATATGATACTCCAACTACAAGCACTGGATTTTTGGCATTGCCCAGCGGAAATACAGTTCAACGCCCCGGTAGTCCCACGGTCGGTAATTCACGATGGAATACTACTGCAAATGTAGCTGAAATATGGACAGGTTCAATCTGGTATCCTTATGCGACATTGTATGCAACATTCAGTGTAGAATACTTGGTAGTTGCTGGAGGTGGTGGTGGAGGTTACGGATATTACGCGGGTGGTGGAGGTGCAGGTGGATTACTTAGTGGCGGGACAGTAGTCTCTCCTGGGCAAATATTTACAGTTGTAGTGGGCGCTGGTGGTGCTGGAAGTACTAGTACTAGTCTTGTAGGATCAAATGGTACTAATAGCCAATTTGGTGCTAGTATTATATCAATTGGCGGCGGCGGCGGCGGAAGTAGAAATAGTGATTCATCTGGTGGGGCTAGTAATGGTGTAGCTGGCGGATCAGGTGGTGGTGGATCAATGAATCCACATACTGGTGGTGCGGGCACAGCAGGACAAGGTAATGCAGGTGGTAGTGCATCAGGCTATGGCTCGGGTGGCGGCGGTGCAGGCGCGGTAGGTGGAGCTGGGTTACTAAATGGTCCATATGGTGCTGTCGGAGGGGTAGGATTAACATCATCAATTAGCGGATCATCAGTGTACTATGCAGGAGGCGGCGGCGGAGGGCGCGACACAAGTGGTAACTGGGCGGGCGGATTAGGTGGTGGTGGAGCCGGTGGAGCAATAAGTGGTGTTGCCTCAACCGCGGGTACGGCAAACACTGGTGGTGGTGGTGGTGGTGGAGGTGGCCCTGCAGTCGGTGCTGCTGGTGGTTCTGGCATTGTAATAATTCGTTATCTATCAACTTATGCAGCAGCAGCATCAACCACAGGCTCACCTACTGTAAATGTAGCGAATGGATATCGTACTTATACCTGGACCACTACTGGATCAGGTTCAATAACTTTTTAACGTATAATACCAAATTCAAATAAATAGACAATAAGGAGACACTTAACATGGGTCATTTTGCACAAATTAATGAAGCTAATCAGGTAGTTCAGGTCATCGTAGCTGAACAAGATTTTATCAACACCGGTCTAGTCGGTAGTCCATCAACTTGGATTCAAACAAGTTATAATACTTTTGCAGGTCAACATAGACTTGGCGGTACTCCACTTCGTAAAAACTATGCAGGAATCGGATACTCTTATGATAGCACACTAGATGCTTTCATTCCACCTAAACCATTTCCAAGCTGGACATTAGTAGAAGATACTTGCCAATGGGCTCCACCTACTCCAATGCCAACTGATGGAAAAATGTATAGATGGGATGAAGATACACTAGCTTGGATTGAAATAGTTGTTCCTGCAATTCCAGAATAATAGCTGATGGCTAATTTCACTTTTATTGCTGACACTGGATTTACTACTGCTGGTAATATCAGTGCCGGTAATATTAGTACAAGTACTTTGATTGTAAATTCAACAACACCTGTTGCGAATTTAGCTGCAGCAACAGCAGGTACAGTAACTACAGCCGCACAATCAAGTATTACTTCATTAGGTAATTTAACTAGTTTAACAATTGCTGGATTGACTACAACCCAACAAACAACTGATGTTATTAATAGTTTAACTGGAGCTACTGGTAATGTAGTTCACGATTTAAGTACTGGTGGAATATTTTATCATACTAGTATTGCAGCAAATTTTACTGCAAACATAACCAATGTTCCTGCCACTAATAACAGAACTATTGTGGTGGTATTGATATTAAATCAAGGTGGAACAGCTTATATTCCAAATGCAGTTCAAATAGATGGAGTAGCACAAACTATCAAATGGGTATCATCTACTGTACCTACTGGTAATGCTAGTAAGATTGATATGGTTGGATTTACTTTGTTAAGAGTTTCTTCAGCATGGACCGTATTCGGTCAATTATCATCTTACGGATAAGATGCTTCATTTAACTTCTTTAGCAGTATTAATTACAACTCTAAGAGTTGGTATCGCCGCAAATGATCCCTACTTTAATACTACAGTTTTATTATTGAATGGTGATGTAACTCCATTTACTGATGATGCAAGTACAAATAAATTTGAATTAAATCCATTTGGTGCACCTAGTGCTAATAAGAATAACCCATTACAAGCTGATTATTATAGTATGTACTTTAATGGTAGCACGGATTATTTGAGTGTTCCGAGTAGTGCGGATTTTACTTTTGGCACCGGTGACTTTACTGTTGAAGCTTGGATATATGCAACTGCCACATATGCAGTATCCCCAGGAAATGCTATTAGTGGAAATTATATTGCAGGAGCAGGTAATGATGATTCATATTGGGTTTGGGGTATAAGTGCTACTGGTACTGTATATTTCGGTGGCAGATTTACTACATTAGTTAGCACTAGTGCTGTAATACCCGTAACTAGTTGGGCCCATGTGGCAGTATCTAGACAATCCGGTACTTCTAGTATATTTATAAATGGAACATTATATGGAACAAGTACTACTGTTCTGAATCTTAATAGCGCAGCTACTATGTATGTTGGCGCAGTTGCACCGACTGCTGGGTTTGCCAATTGGCCGGGTTATATTTCAAATTTCAGGGTAGTTAAAGGCACTGCAGTCTATACTGGCTCATTTACTCCATCTACTGCACCATTGACCGCAACTCAAAGTTCTAGTGGTAATATCGCTGCTATTACTGGAACAGCAACAAGCTTGTTAACCGGTCAACGCAATAGCTTTATAGATACCTCATCTACACCACGAACAATTACCGCAAGTGGAACACCAAGTATATCCGTAACTCAGCCCTTTATCTTACCCTCACTTTATTCTGGTTATGGGAGTGGATTGTTTAATGGAAGTAGTGATTACTTAGTCGGTCCAGTTAATAATTCTAAATTTCAATTATCTGGCAATGGTGGCACTGGATTTACCATAGAAGCTTGGGTTTATCCAACCACATCAGGAGTATATAAAAACATTGCTAGTTATTATACGTATACCGATGGAGACATCGAACAAGGTTGGTTATTTGCAGTAAATGCGTCTAATCAATTACGGTTTAAAAATACATTTGCTCCAATTGAAATACTTGGTGGTACAATATTACCTAACATTTGGACTCACGTTGCCGGGGTTGTTAACGGAGGTTATTTTTATCTTTATGTAAATGGAGTTTCAGTGGGAACTCCAACAGTTATAGGTAATCAAAGTTATACAGGTTCCACATTTGTTATTGGCGCATTGAAATCTAATAATGCATATACTAATAATGTCTTTACCGGCTATATATCTAATTTAAGAGTTAATAATACCGCAGTATACACCGGAGCATTCACACCTCCTACAGCCCCATTATCAAGAATTCAAAGTAGTGGTACAAATATAGCCGCACTTACTGGAACAGAGACAGTATTACTAACATTACAAAATAATCAATCACAGAATAACAATCAATTCAGAGATAGTTCTTCAAGTAACTTTACAATTACAAGAAGTGGTACTCCAACTCAAGGTACATTTACTCCCTTCTCTCAAACGGGGTGGAGTGGGTACTTTGATGGAGTAGGAGGCACAAATATTAATTTAGCGTCAAATAGTGCATTTGCTTTAGGTACAGGTCAGTATTTTATACAAGCATTTTGCTATCCACTATCTGGACATTCTAGTGCGTCTGGTAATACTACACATGGTATAATTTCACAAGGTAATAATGCAAATAATCTTTTCTGGGCAATGGGTATAGATCCCACTACTGGTACTATCTACTGGGGATTAACCGGTGCAGGTGTTACGACTAGTGTATCTTATCCAGTACTATTTAATTCTTGGAATCATATTGCTGTTTCTAGAGATGCTAGTAATATAGAAAGAATCTTTTTGAATGGAAGATTGATTAATCAGAGGTCAAATACTACCAATTTTAATGGTGTAAGTGACTACGCAACACGAATAGGGTCATATTACGATAGCAATTATCCTGGTGTATATGGAATGAATGCATATGGACAGGTATTCTATGGATATATTAGCAATATCCAGATGGTAGTGGGTAATATTCCTACTTATTTCCAAACAGCATCTATTACTCCTGGTGCAAATATATTTGTAACACCAATAGCACCCGCAACTGTTGTAACAGGAACAGTTTTATTAACTTTACAGAATAACTATTTCAAAGATAACTCTGCTAATGCATTTGCCATCGTAATGTCAGGGTCACCAAAAATTCAAGCATTCTCTCCATTTGCACCAACTGCAGCTTATAGTACTACACTAGTAGGTGGTAGTATGTATTTCAACGGTACATCTGATTCTCTTACTGTATCTGGCACAATTAACTTATCAGGAACTGATTGGACTATTGAAACTTGGATTTATCCAACTTCTGCTCCTGCGGCAGACAATACAAACATTTTACAATCTCAAACTGGAACTAACAATTGGATTCCTTATTTAAGTATTGGATTAATGCTAAATGGTAGAATAAATGTAACTTTGAACGCAGCAAATTATACAACTACTCAAACAATTTCATTTAATAACTGGAATCACTTAGCATTAGTTCGTAGTGGAGGCATTGTTAAACTTTATATAAGTGGGGTTGCAAGTAGTGTTTCTGTAACGGTCGATATTATTAATTCAAATTTTAGTTATTGGATTGGAAAAGTTGATAATTCACCAGGAGGCGGTAGCTATATCTATTATTTCCCTGGTTACCTCTCTAACCTCCGTATAGTTAAAGGTCTTGCAGTTTATACTTCAGCTTTCACTCCACCTACTGCTCCATTGGCAGCATCTGTCTCTGTTACTACTGTTAGTCAAGTAGGTGTTGATTTCTTGGTTGTTGCAGGTGGAGGGTCTGGTGGTTATTGCGGCAATGGTGCTGGTGGTGGAGGTGGTGGTGCTGGTGGTGTACGACCAGGTGCATCAGTGGTTATGGCAAGTAATGTAAGTTATACAATAATTGTTGGAGGTGGCGGATCTTCGTCTGCATCAGGCACTAACTCTTCATTTCATACATATACAGCACTAGGTGGTGGACGAGGTGGTGGTTGGGATCAAGCGAGTCATATAGCATCTACTTCAGGCGGGTCAGGCGGTGGTGCAGGATATGGAAACTCTAATGCATATTCATCGTCATCTGCAACTGCACCTGAACTTGGAAATCGTGGTGGCAGCGGGGTCAGTGCTGGGCCATATCCAGGTGGTGGCGGGGGAGGTGCTAGTGCGGTAGGTGGAGATGCTCCTAATAGTTCAGTTGGCGGGGCAGGCGGGGCAGGTTATACAAGCACTATTGCTGGATCATCATCTGTATATGGTGGCGGTGGGGGTGCCGGAACGTATGGCGGTACTGCAGGCGCTGGTGGTACGGGGGGAGGCGGCGCAGGTGTCGCTTCCTCTGGGACAGGTTTTTCTGGTACTGCTAATACGGGAGGTGGGGGTGGCGGCTCTACTGCTGGTGGATTTTATGGTAGTCCTGGTGGTACTGGTGGTTCCGGAATAGTAATTATTCGGTACTCAGTAGATTCACCAGCAGCACTATCCACCACCAATGCGAATGTTACAATAGCTGGTGGATATCGTATATACACATGGATAACAAGTGGAAATATTACATTTGATACATTTGCAACAGGTGTTTCTACTACCGTAACGACACCAAGTGCTCTGCTATTATCCGGCACAAACACTGGAATACAAGATGCTACTGGTAAAAATACTTTAACAACAGTGGGTGATGTTAGAGTATCCACTGCAGTTAAAAAATACGGCACAGGCGCTATGTACTTTGACGGTACTGGGGATTGGTTAAATAGCCCTAATTCTTTACTAGCTATTCAGGGGTCAGAAGCATTTACATTAGAAGCGTGGATTTATCCAACTTCTGTAGCTGGAGATTTATGCATTTATGAAACCAGAGGTGGTTCTGGTTGGGTATTTTTTATAAACTCAAGTGGTAAATTACAAGTTTATGATACCACTGCTACTTTGCAAACTCAATCAACAGCAACTCTTACTGTTAACACTTGGACACACGTTGCTTTAGTAAGAGTAGCAGGATCATCAACAGTAACTTATTATGTCAATGGTATAGCCGCAGGCACATTTACATTGGCAAGTTTTGCAACAGCAACTCAAACTCGTATTGGTGCAAGGAATGATGGTGCTGCCACATATGTTGGTTATATAGACGATCTAAGAATAACCAAATATGCAAGATACACTACAGCTTTTGTCCCACCATCGGCATCATTACCAGTACTGTAGATTTTCATTGACCCATATTGGTATAAATATACAATATGGCATTCCCAACTACTCCAAACGACGGTGACACTACCACTATCAATAGTGTACTATATACATACAACAGCAGCAAAAATGCTTGGCTACGATTAGCACCCATCATTACTGGTACTACTACCGGAGCAATAACAGTAGCAGCAACTGCACCAGTATTACCGATTAATGATCAAGTTCATATATGGATAAACAGTTCTACTAATAATCAATATGTATTGATTCCAAGTGGCAATTCAACTCAATGGAAAGAATTGGTAGGTAGTGGAATTAATGGTGCAACTGGTGCAACCGGACCATCAGGTGATGATAGTTTCTTATTTCCCGATCCAGGTGCTACTGGTGCAACAGGTGCTACTGGACTTATCCCAGTAATCTCAACCATTGTGGTAACAGATCAATATTGGGAACCATTGCCATATGCCAATTCAGTTGATATCAATGGTGGGTATATAAGAATTACTGGTGTAGGGTTTCGTCCGAATTGTCGTGCATTCGTTGGACAATATATAACCGCCACTACTTACATTAAAGAAACAGAAGTTGGTGCAATAGTTCCAGCATTACCAGTAGGATTTTACACTGGGTATGTAGTGAATCCAGGTGGAGGTACTGCTGAATTAGTAGACGGTATTCATTGTCATCCATTGCCCCAATGGGTTACTACTTCTCCATTACCATCAGCAAAGGCATTAACTCCAACAAATATTCAATTAAATGTTACTGACGCAACAAACTTCAGAATGGCAGCAGGAAGTTCATTGCCTCCTGGCTTAACATTGCAACAACATGGGTTAATCAATGGGGCTGTTCAATCAGCGTATGTCCCTTCTACAACTACTTTCAATTTTACAATAGTTGCTACTGATGCGGAATTACAAGATGCGGTCAAAGCATTGACATTAGTGGTTGCTCCTGTCGCAGGGGTAGAGTGGACATCAGGTATTATAGCAGCTTTTGGTGGAGGAAGTGTCAGGTCAATAGCATATAGTAATGAACGGTCAGAGTTTGTAGCTGTGTCTACCCCTGGTTATGCAGCTAGAAGTACAGATGGATTAGTATGGACTAGGATTAATAGTTTCCCAACAACTGCACTCTTTAACTGGCCCCATCTTTCTATCACTTGGAATCCGTATCGTGATGAATATATTACTTATTTTGATGACCAACATGTTGTAGTCGGCCAAGGTAATAGTTGGACAAAAAGTAATTTAGGTCCATTTTACGCATATAGTATTACATGGATAAATTTCATGAGTTCTTATGTAGCAAGCGGAATGAATCTTGCTGATCCGATAGATAGCACCACTTTTACTAAAACTTGGCTACGCGGAGTAGCCCTTAGCGGTGGAGTAGACGGTGACCCTAATAGATATTTAATGTCCACTAGCTACCAATTTATATCAACAAACTCGTTTTCATACGGAACCATTACGATGGAACTTGGTGGAGGCACAGTAATCGCTGGTATATATCCAAGTTTTTCTTTTGTAGTTAAAAGTAACGCTGGGGCTGAGTATGGGTTCGACGTGGGTTACGGCCATCAGAAAATACGGTCGGGTCCATATCTGGCTGAAGCAACTCCTTCCGCTGGAAATTCATACTCAATTAATGTTGGTGGATCAACATTGACTTTTACATTTAACGGTGCTGTAGTCTATACTCGTAATATAACCCCAGGACAACTATGGTATGCTTCTTATGTGCAAAGCACCTCCTCAACAGTAGATGCTTCATTTAATTGGTCGGTTAGTCAAATGCGCCCTGGGACAATGGTCAGTGGAGATGGTATAAATTGGACAAGCTCAGGATCAATGGGAGTTGAATGGGGAAATACTCTAAAAGTAACATGTGTTATTTGGAGTCCAGAATTAGCACAGTGTCTTGCAGTTGGATTATCTGGTCGTGGAGCAACAAGCGGGGATGGGTTAACATGGACTTACCATCGTCAACCAATAAGTGCATATGCAGGGGTATGGGATGGTAGTAGGTATGTTATCGGAGGGTCCGGTGGATTACTTGCTGCTAGCATTGATGGTATTAACTGGATAACTCTCGTTGGGTTACGAGATTCAACTATATGGGGTAGTGCAACTATACACGATATAAATTGGAATGGTTCACAATATATTGTGGTTGGTCCAGGTGGTCGTGTTGCAATTAGTCAAGATTTGTTCAATTGGAGATATACTGGCGGATGGACAGTTACTAATTTATATGCCATTGCATGGGACAGTACAACATATGTGGTAGGGTCCAGTAACCATTCTATATGTCTTAGTACTTAAAATAAATATAATATGTCATTTCCGTCATCCCCTTCTAATAATCAAAAAGCTATTGTTAATCGTATCGTTTATCAGTATAGTTCAGCTAAACATGCATGGAGTGCTATATCATCTGTTCAAACAGTGGATGGTGGTTCAGTTACTGTTTCTAATGTTGCACCCGAATTTATTTTTACTTCGGGCACTCCAGTATACTGGGACCCTAATAGTCTAGACTATTTTTTGATTGATACTAATGCATTAAATATTTGGGTAAATTCTGATACACAGATTCAATACATTTATGTAAATGATGCATGGATTATGTTTGGTAAAAATGTCGCAGGCGCCACTGGAGCAACTGGACTGCAGGGCCCGCAAGTCTCTACATCTGGTGCTACTGGTTCAACCGGTATAACCGTAACTTCTACTTTGTAATATGACACTTCCATTATCCCCCACTGATAATTCAATAGGTACTCTCCGAGGAATTGAATACAAATATAACCTTAGTAAATCTGCTTGGCAAAGACAAGTATCTAATGCCAATGTTACAGGTAGTGGCACTATAACTACAATAACTTCACCACCACCCGTGCAAGTACCATATGGAGTAAATGTTTGGATGAATGATGCTAATGGAGAATATAGATTATTCTCACCTACAAGCAATTCATGGATAAGTTTTGGAAGTGGTATCACAGGTGCAACAGGTGCAACAGGTATTATTGGAGAAGGCATTGGTTCTTCTGGTGCTACTGGTGCAACTGGATTGACCAATCAAGTTATACATGATTTGCCTATTTGGTCCACCTCAACATCATTACCTCAGATAACTGCTGAAAGCCCAGCAAATACACAACTACTAGCTGCAAATGCAGTATCATATGTATTGGATGCCAGAGGAACATTACCTCCAATGTTAAATATATCAGCAGATGGTCGGTTAATAGGTACACCAACTGATGCTTATGCTGCTGCGATACCGCCAACCTACAATTTTTCAGTTATTTCTGCCAATGATACCAGACAAGTCAGCGAGCCTAGAACATTTACTATTTCTATAAGAGGCGCTCCTGGAACCTACTGGAATGCACATACCGGATTACCAGCATTACCATCACTTGATTTACACTTTAAACCAATGTCATTGTGTTATGGTGCAGGAATATTCCTACTAGGTGGTGAAACAGGTCAGATAGCAATGAGTGGAGATGGTATAAATTGGACAAGGGGAGGTACACTTAGACCAAATGGATCATATTCTGTTCCCTGGGGTGGGGCTCCAATGCGATCAGTAGTTTATGCTGCTAATACTGGTGAATTTATAAATTCTGCTGGATATTACAGTGATGATGGTGGAAATACTTGGCGAGGACGTTTTGGCGGTACCAATTATATTTTTTACATAGAAGCTACTGGTGCATTATTTTCCGCCAACTATGATATCCGAGTATCTTTTGATTCTGGTCGTTCATGGAGTCCTTGGAAGAGAATACGGAGTAATAGTCAGATAACTAATGTATTATATGGGCCTGGGTCCGGATACTTGGCACTAGGTGCAAGTAGTGGTGCAACCAGTCCAGATGGTATTACATGGACTATCAATCCAGTATATGTCGGCGCAAACGTAAACAATACTATAGTCCATGCAATATGGAATCCAGATAGAAATGAGTATTTGGGTATTACAACATACTCTACTATTTGGCGAAGTACGGATGGTTTTAATTGGACATTACTAAACAATACTATTCCATTTCCAGGCATGTATCTTAGATTTCCAAAAATTATATGGACTGGAAGTAAATACATATTAACAAATAATGTGAATGTATTTCTTAGTCCGGATGGAATTACATGGACTATACGGCCTTATACTACTTCTCTTAATAGTTATACTGACGTTGTCTGGTCCGGTAGTACGCTACTGATAGTGGGACATCCATATGTTCAAGCCGGGGTGTTGACTTGGACAAGCCCAACCTATTAACAACAGCTCTGAACCGTACGAATTTTTTCCAGCACTGAATTAAATCCAAATGTTCTAGCCACTCCTGGGTGTAATGGACGAGGGGCATATTCCAATGGTAACCAACTATATCCAACATGTTCATTGTTTAAGATAGGTACAAATTCATCTGCTACTGCTACAAAGAAAGTATGATAGACAAATCTTTCATTGCTACTAGTAAATTGTTCAATAGGTACAAATTTTGGGTCTATGATTACTCCACCCAATTCTTCTTTGATTTCTCTAGCTAACCCATCCATTACACTTTCGCCACTATCAATTTTTCCACCAGGCAATCCCCAGGTGTTAGACCAACTACCACCATCACGAAGTAAAAATAAATATCGTCCTGTCTGTTGACTATAAATCAACGCACCAGCACCAATAGTTATGGGACGAAAGTCCATGCTCCTGCTCCATACCGACCTTCTACTGCCTTTGTCCATTGTTGATCTTTCCATTTATATTGAGTAATCGTTCTTAGGTTGGTGACATATTGCACTGTATTTACAGCACTACTAGTAAAACTCACGGTCCAATGAGTTCCATCATATTCAATGATATCATTTGCTTGTGCTACTAATTTAGGATAGCCTGGTCTATTCCAAAGAACAGGTCCCTCTGCATCACCCGGGTAACCAATATCCTGTAATATTAAAAATCTTGTCCCAATAACTGGAGTTAATAATGCTGAATCAATTACAACAGTTAGTGGATTTATAATAGCAGTTACCGGATCTAATGTATTAGCTGGCAAGGTATCAACTAATGGAGTAAACAACAATAAGCTTGCATTTGATGGATGATACGCTACTGTACCAACTATGGTAATATCGTCTTGCTCTAATCTAATTTGACTTATGCCATTGCGTAAAGATTCATATCCATATCTAGATAGACCAAGTTCCCATACAGCAGGAGGTTCTTCTGTCACCCCAGAAGGGTCAAATGTAGTTTCATTATTGGATTGTATTAATTGTAATGTATTGCCAAGATATATTATATTGAAACCCATAATAGTAACTATTTGCCTAGATAATGGTGAAGCATTGCCGGTATCAAATATATCACTTGCGATGATTCCATTATCATCCCACACAGAAGAAATAATACGCTGTATAACTCCCATTTTCTTAACTTTAGCAGGAGCACTTAACCATATTGGTAATTCAAATGTCAAACTAGCAATATCAATTTGATCATCAGCTCCTGAAGGTACTGAACGACTAGTGAATGAAGTATCAGTCAATGTAATATAACTTAAACTTGACCAATCAATATTATTATCTGTACTTTGAATTTCCATAGACGGATTAAATAACACTGATATTTGTTCTAGTAATTGTAATTTTTGATCTGTATTACTTGTCCATATATCACATTTAAGAGTAAGGATATACGGAATAGGCATTAATCTTTCAACTGTAAGAATATCACCTTGTGATGATGATAACTCTCCAGTAACCGGATTATATGCTCTCTCTCTGACATTCAAACTACTTACGTGAAATGGTTCTTGTACTCTACTACGATCATATCGAAATTCAGTAATATATATAGCCATTGCTGGCACACCTAATAATGTATTTTCACTATTATTTCTCAAAATCTGGCTAGCTTGCCTACTAGCATCACCATAAAATACTGGGACTCTTAATAAACTACTAGTACCATTACGATCCTGTCCTAATTGAACTTGAAAGTTACTCATCAACCTTATAAATTGTTGTAAGAATCGGCGAATCTGTCCGCTATAAAAATATGAATTCATTATATATCAGCCTTAGGTCTTAGTATTGTATTCAAGGTTTGTTTTTCTGGCTGAACTTCAAGATTATGATCAATAAATGTATTACTATTATTAATGAAACTGTTACGAAGAGTTAGATTATTATCAGCACCATTAGTAATGTTAGTTCTTTGTACATCTTCAATCTTGAGCCAGCGCCGACCATCATATCTAAACAACCTATTAGGACTATAATCTAATCGTAAACAATAATCCCCCTCTGCAGGATTATCTGGAAAACTAATACCAGCTTCTACTGGTAAACCATTCGGTGGTATACCATCAGCACTCAAATAACCTTTAATTTTCGCATTAGGAGTTTCACCATTGGGATCAAATGTATAACGGACTGTCATATCATAGCCACTTTCTGGAACATCAGATTCAGCTTGATTAAGTATCGCTTCATTTATACCAATATATTTGTTATAACTACTTAGAATATCTTTTAATGGAGTTGGATCAGCATCACTTATTGTTAAGGTAGTTAATATATCCTTATACTCTTGACTATCTACCATTGGGTTTATTTTGCACCTCCACAAATGCGGCCACCAAGTTGGACTATACCCCTCACTTGCTTTACTAGTATCACCAACAACAAAGAATCGTTTAAGAGCGACAGGTACACTTTGATCTAGTGAATCATAATCAGTTAAATGTACTAATTCCAATACATCACCATTCATAATTCTACGACCGATAGTTTCAATCATATCGTTAATATGAAATGTCATGAATAGTGTACCAGTTTGTAAAAATAATCCAAATTGACTTAAATCAAAATCATTATCACTAACTTGATACATGCCTCGCATACTATATACACTAGTATCATATTTACGATCACGATTTTCTAATAGTAATAAGTCTTGTATATTTTGTTCACTTTGATTTAGATATTGTGGTTGAGTAGCATCATTAGTAACACCCTGATTTAATGGACCTAGATACTTATGAACTAGCACTCCGGTACCACCGATAGTAAACATCTCTGAAATTCTACGGTCAAAGAATTTATAATCGTTGGAATGTCTGCCATCTTTCCATAAACTTAAACGGGCCATGCTAGTTCCTTCTTTTTTATATTTATCTAGAAGATGACACCCCTAAGTGTTGTATAAGTACAACAGACATGGTTGACATTTCTATCAACCTATGTCATAATAGCACTCTAGACTGATGGAGAAACCAGAGATGGCAAAAGTAGGCGAAATCAAAGTTCCGAAACGCACTGTGCGTCAACATAATCCTCTGTTCCTGGATGAAAAGTATACAGGTACTGAACCCAAATGGGATCATGATCGGGCTACTACATTTGATAGTGAAACATTTGATCACTTTCTACGTAAAAGTCTTAACTATTACAATCACTTTTACAATACCAAGGGCACACGAAAGCACTTGATTGAATGGCTCCGTCGTAGCAATATGATAGACAAAAAGACACTTGATCAGTATGTAAAAACTGCTGACAGGCATACACCAATGACGGCATGTTCATTGGCGATGGCAAATCGTGCAGGTATGCCATTGAAGGATCGGCATATTGAATTCATTCTTGAATGTGTAACTCAAGCAATTGAATTGTCAATGGGTGATGAACCTGAAGATGCACCAGTGCAAGATAAATTTGCTGGGCCAGTGATGACCATTCAAGAACGATTGAATGAAAAACTCAGTGAATTTATCGGAGAACTTGAAGGCAGATTGGATGAAGTGATTTTGAATCAAGCTACCAATGGCAAAGTTTTTGAATTCTTGAAGACTGAGAATGTTCCTGGTGCATTGGTTACCAAAATTCGTAATCACTTTCAGGACCGTAGTGACCAACTGACTGTCATTCAAGCTAGCACGGATCCTGATCATAAGGAAGCATACAAGCATTACAAGGTCGCAGATTGGCGCAGGATCCAAACTTGGCTTGCTAGTCTAATGACTGACTGTGATAGCTATAGTCAAGTTAAAAAGGCTGTTCGCAAGACCCGTGCTCCAAAGTCACTGAGCAAAGACAAGATTGTTGCTAAGCTCAAGTATCAAGTTGAGGATAAGGTTCTCAAGTTGGTTAGTATCAAGCCTGTTGAAATCATTGGTGCAACTGAGCTTTGGTGTTATGATACCAAAACAAGGAAGCTTTGCCGATACATTGCGGATAGTCATGCTGGATCATTGAGCGTGAAGGGGACCTCAATCATTGGGTTTGATACAGTAACAAGTGTATCAAAGACCTTGCGTAAGCCAGCCGATCAATTGAAGGCATTCATTAAGGCAACTAAGCCTCAATTGCGAAAATTTATGGAATCAGTTACCACTACTGAAACCAAATTGTCTGGTCGTATCAATGATCAAGTGTTGTTACTGAAGGTAGTATGACATAGATGATAGCCAAGTCTCATTGTTGCTAAATATATACAATAGGACTAACAAACATGGCTATCATCAAACCAGACTTAAATCCGATCACCCAAAGCATACAAACGGACAACTTAGGTGGTCCGGGGCCCATTGCATTTGATGAATCACTAGTAACTGCGCTACAAGAAAAGCGCAATGAAATTATTGATTATATTAGATTGAGATTGGGTGATGGAATAGTTGATGTTGAGCTTGATCAAGCACATTACGACCTTGCAATCAAACAAGCGTTAATAAAATATAGACAAAAATCTAGTAATTCAGTTGAGGAAAGTTATGCTTTCCTTGATTTATTACCTGACGTTCAGGAATATATTTTACCAAGAGAAATAGTCACAGTAAGACAAGTATTTAGGCGTGGTATTGGGTCATTAACTGGTACTAATGCTAGTCAATTTGAACCATTTGCATCTGGATACTTGAACACTTATATGTTAGTTGCAGGTAGAGTAGGTGGACTTACCAATTATGAGTTGTTCACTGGCTATCAAAAACTTGCATTGAAGATGTTTGGTGGATTTATGAATTTTCTATGGAATCCGGTCAGCAAAAAGATAACCCTAATAAGAAAAATTCCAAATTCTGGACATAATTATGTTAGGCTTGCTTCATTAAGTGCAAATGGACTCACTGCCGGTAGTGAAATAACTATTCAAACACAAGATGCATGGACTGTTAATGTTGGTGACACTATCATCATTTCCAACTGTAAAATTATTGGTTACAATGGTTCATATAGTATACAATCCGTTGATGGAACAAACACTACGGTAGTAGTTCTTGCAAATGGTCAATTACAAGCCGCTGATGTAGTATTTACTGATTTAAGAAGTACTCAAGTGTGGAGTGCATCTAGTGATGTGCCATCCGAGACTGTATTATTGCAAATTTATAATTACAAACCTGATTCAATGTTATTAAATGATCATATGGTATACCCATGGTTACAAGATTATGCTTATAGTTTTGCTAAGCGTATTGTTGGAGAAGGTCGTAGTAAATTTGGTTCTGTACCAGGCCCAGGTGGTGGAACTACATTGAACGGTGATGCATTAAAACAAGAAGCCGTAGCTGAGATGGAACAACTTGAGAATGATCTCAAGAATTATGTTGATGGTGGAATGCCAATGTCTTGGATAACCGGTTAATATACAGTTGACATAACTATCTTATTATGTAATAATACTAAGTTAGGAGCATCATATGATAGTAGGAATTTCAGGTTTAATCGGCAGCGGAAAAGACACCATTGCTGATTATTTGGTAAATTCGCATTGGTTCAAACGAGAATCTTTTGCAGGTACTCTTAAAGATGCAGTTTCTTCAGTGTTTGGGTGGGATCGAATTTTACTAGAAGGAAAAACTCCTGAGGCTAGAAAGTGGAGAGAACAAATTGATACCTGGTGGGCTACCAGGTTAAATATTCCTCATCTTACTCCTCGTTGGATTTTACAATATTGGGGTACTGAAGTTTGTCGGCATGGATTTCATGATGATATTTGGATTGCTAGTTTAGAAAATAAAATACGCAATACACAAGACAATATTGTAATTAGTGATGTCCGCTTTACAAATGAAGCCACTGCGATTAGAAATCAAGGTGGTATTTGCATTAGAGTAATGCGAGGACCAGAGCCTGAATGGATGCCACATGCAATAACTTATATGAATAGTGCATCATCAGATAGTAAAGAATTCCTTGATGAGCAACAAGTTCATGCAAGTGAATATAGTTGGGCCGCAGTGCATTTTGATTATGTTTTATATAATAATAGTGAGCTAGATCATCTATATAGGCAGATTAAAAATTTAATTAAATACCATTATAATCCTTCAACCCATACTTTTTTAGAGATAAAAAATAAATAACTCTAACAGAGATGTTTTAACAAAGGAAATATCATGGCATTAGTATCCCCAGGAATAGAAATTACAGTCATTGATGAAAGTCAATATTTACCATCCGCTATTGGCACAGTACCTTTTGTATTGTTAGCCACTGCCGAAAATAAAGTTATTAACAATACAATTGCTGCAGGAACATTGAAAGCAAATGCTGGAAAGATATATGGAATGTCCAGTCAGCGTGAACTATCATCTATGTATGGACTGCCTAATTTCAATCGAAGTGTAACTGGTACCCCATCACATGGTGATGAAATTAATGAATATGGTCTAATGGCCGCATATAGTGCATTAGGACTTGGAAACAGAGTATGGGTTATTCGTGCTGATATTGATTTAGCTCAGCTAGCTAGTGGTTCAACACGCCCAGTAGCTAGAAGTCCTAACGGAACTTTATGGTTTGATACTGATGCTAGTAGTTTTGGTTTGTTTGAATACAATAGTATATCAAACACCTTTGTTAAAGTTACACCATTAATTGTTTCTTCGGTAGATGATGTAATAAATACAATTTCCTATGTACCTGAGGATTCTTATGGCGAGATAGGAAATTACGCTGTTGTAGTATTAGAAAATAGTAATACTGTTTTTTATAAGACATCGGCTGGTACTTGGGTAAAGCTAGGTAGTTCTGCATGGGCAGATATCATATCAGTAGCCAATGGTACAACATCACTTATCTCTATGGCAAGTGGTAGCACTTTTACTATCAATGACTATGCTTTCTCATTAATAGCACCAATAACTACAGTTGACGCTCTTGTAACTTTAATCAATAATGCTCCCATAACTGGCATAACTGCAGCAAATGTTAATGGTCGTTTAGCAATATATGCTTCTTCATTAGCAGGTAGTACAGCAGGTGACCTAGTCACTGCAGGTGCTTTTGTTACTGATACTCAGTACACTATTGTTAGTATTGGATCAGGCGCAACTGTAAGTGCAGCTAACATGGTTAATGGAGTACAATATACAATCGCTTCTCGTCCAGTATCTAATGTGACTGCTACTAATCTGGTAAGCGGATGGAGTTATACCATTGCTGCACCAGGTAACACAAATTGGGTCGCATTGGGTGCTGCAAATGGTAATATTGGTACAACATTTGTTGCAAATGGAACTGGTACTGGTATTGGTTCTGGGGTAGCAACTATTAGTACAAATTTCACTGCTTTTGGCGCTGCGTCAAACAATATCGGTACTGTATTCACTGCATCTGGTCCCGGTACTGGTTACGGTGCTGTATATGCAGGCGCTACAACTGATTTCACTTTAATTGGTTCAGCCGATAATGAACTCGGAACTGTATTCACTGCAACTGGTCCTGGAACAAATTCAGGTACAGCGACAGAAGTACTACCAGCAAATGGAACATGCGTTATTGTTAACGGTACTAATGCACCATTAACAGCAATAGGTATACCATCAAATACTTACTATCGTGCAACAATAGAATACGGTCCATTCACACAAGTACCAGAGTGGTCTTTCACTGATGAGGCTCCTAGACCATCAGGTAGTGTTTGGATTAAAACAACTGCACAAAGTTCTGGTGTTAATTTAGTTCTAAAGCAATATAATTCTGAAACAGTTTCATGGAATACTTTAGCTACCCCACTATACGCTTCTGGCTATACTGCTATCTATGATTTAGATAAAAATGGCGGCGGGTCAGGAATCAGTGTAGGATCTATTTTTGTAAAGTATAATGTTCTCAATGACGGAGTTGTTAGCTTTAAATTTTATAAATTATCCACTGCTGGACAAACTAAAGTAACAGGTACTGCAGTTACAGGTGCATTCACTGTATCTGATACTTTCAGTTTAACAGTATCTACCATTGAGTCTGCTGTTCCTACATCGATTACTGCGAATATTCAAGGCACAACTCCTGCTGCATTCGTAACATCAATTGTGAATGCTAATATTCCCAATGTTACTGCACAAGTTGAGACCAGCGGATTAATAACAATAACTCATCGTGCTGGTGGTATTATCAATATGATGAATACTTCCGGTGGAGGTCGTAATCCAGTTACTATTGCTGGATTTACAACTTCAACTCCAGGTGTATCACCTAACATTGTTCCAGGATTGATTAATTTAACCAATTGGGCACCTGTAATACCATATACATATAGTGACAGTGAACCATCTATCGCGCCAGAAGATGAAACATTATGGTATTATAGTGATGCTTTATCAGTTGATATCATGATTTCTGATTCTATTGGATGGAAAGGATACAAAAATATAGCCAATGATTCACGCGGATATAATCTAGGTGCAACAGATCCAATCGGTGTTATTGTAACACCAACTGAGCCTACTGTACAAAGTGATAATACTGCATTAGTACCAGGTGACTTGTGGCTTGATAGTGGTGATTTGGATAACTATCCAAGACTATATCGTCGTACTGCAATCAATACGTGGGCGTTGATTGATAATACCGATAGAGAAAGTCAAAATGGTATAGTCTTTGCAGATGCACGATGGGACGATGGTACAGGTGTTGATCCTATCACTGGTGCTTTACCTAATATTGTAACATTGCAAACAAGTAATTATATTGATCTTGATGCACCCCCAGCTCAATTGTATCCACGTGGTACATTGTTATTCAATACTCGTCGTAGTGGATACAATGTAAAGAAATTTATGAATAATTATTTCAATCAAATTTCTTTCCCTGGTGGTGTTCTACCAACACAAAAATCAACATGGGTATCTGCAACTGGATTAAAAAATGATGGTTCACCATATATGGGTCATTATTCTCAACGACAAGTAGTAGTAACTGCTCTCAAAGCAGCAGTAGATGCAAACACTGATGTTAGAGAAGAAAGTTATAATTTTAATCTAATCGTCTGTCCAGGGTACAATGAATTAATTCCTAACTTAATGGCTTTAAACAGTGATCGTGCCAATACTGGATTTATCATTGGTGATCTTCCAATTACATTGGCAGCAAATAGTACTAGATTAACATCTTTCAATGCTACAAATGGAAATGGAAATGAATATGTTGGTCTATATTATCCTAGTGGATTATCTAATGATCTAAGTGGCAATGAAATCGCTGTACCAGCTAGCCATATGATGTTGCGAACATTCATGCATAGTGATGATGTTAGTTATCAGTGGTTTGCTCCTGCAGGAACTACTCGTGGTAGAATTGATAATGCTACGAATATCGGTTATGTAAATGCTGATAGTGGATCATTCGTTCGTGCAGGAATTAATAATAATTTGCGTGATACGTTGTATGAAATGAATATTAATCCAATCACAATGATAACTGGAATTGGTCCCGTTGCATACGGACAAAAGACTCGTAGCGCACAGACTAGTTCAATGGACCGTGTAAATGTAGCTCGCTTAGTAAATTATCTTCGTGTTGTATTACGTGGGTTAACAAACCGGTTCTTGTTTGAACCCAATGATAAGGTTACCAGAGATCAAGCTAAACAAGTAGTTGAAAAATTATTGAATGATTTAGTTGTTAAACGCGGAATCTATGACTACTTAGTAGTTTGTGATTCCAGCAATAACGATTCTGCACGTATTGCTCGCAATGAATTGTATATTGATATTGCAATTGAGCCGATGAAGACCGTAGAATTTATTTACCTACCAATTCGCTTGAGGAATCCAGGTGATGCCGCAAGAGGTATCGCATAATCAGTAATGTATCAAGGAAAGGGCACTTAGGTGCCCTCTACTTTTTGTAATAATATACATCGTTAATTAAGATATCTTGATATGATATTTTCCTTGCGGAATGCTAAATACTTTATTAGTCTAGGAGAATGACATGTCCGTTGCATCGCTAACAAAATTTACAGTACCCTTACCAGAATTCGGCGCAAGTGCCACCTCACAGGGTATGTTAATGCCCAAGTTGGGATATCGTTTCAGAGTAACTTTTGCGGGATTCGCTGTAGATTCTGATACAGTTGAACTTACTAAGCAAGTTGTTAGTTTTGCCCGGCCATCATTATCATTTGGTGATATTAGTGTTCATGTATATAACAGTATCGTGAGACTTGCTGGTAAACCAGAATGGGGTTCAGTAGCTTTAGTATTGCGAGATGATGCAGTTGGCAATGTTTCCCGTCTCGTAGGTCAACAATTGCAGAAGCAATTTGACTTCATGGAACAAAGTTCAGCATCAAGCGGTATTGATTATAAATTCACAACTTTTTGTGATATGCTAGATGGTGGCAATGGTGCAAATGCTCCTATAGTTTTAGAAAGCTGGGAACTATACGGCTGCTATTTAAAAGAAGCTAACTACAATGAAGTCAACTACAGTTCCAATGATCCAGTTCAAATCTCATTGACTATGATGTTTGACAATGCAGTACAAACCCCACTAAGTACTGGTGTCGGTGCTCCATTATTCCGCACTACTAATGATGTTGCAACTTAATATTACATATTCTTAACAAAAGGGACTACGGTCCCTTTTTCCTCGTCATAAATATTATAACTGAATACTTATATGGCAACTACTATTACCAATCCTATCCTTCGTGATTATAAACACGCGAGTCAATTATATGTCGCGGATAACTTTAACTTGGTTCCAAAATTTGGATTCTTATTTCATGTATTTTTTGATATAAATACTGAAGCACAAAGGGCTGACCCTAGTAATCCAAATAATCAAGAAGAAATAGGACTATTAGTTAAGTCAATTGATTTACCTAAGTTTAGTATTGAAACAAAAATACATAATGCGTATAACAGGCCTAATATTGTTCAATCAAAAATAAAATATGATAATATAAATGCATCTTTTCATGACGATAGTGCCGATATTATTAGAAATTTTTGGTTTGATTACTATAATTATTATTATAGAGATGCAGATTATGGTGAAGAAATATATTTCAAGGATCACAAGTATACCACCAGTGAGTTCACTCCAGGTTGGGGATTCACACCACGTAACCGAAAATCAGTTCCATATTTGAAATCTATCCGTATATATAGTTTACATCATAAAAAATTCAGTGAATATGTTTTAATAAATCCACTAATAAGAAGTTTCAGACATGGGCAGCATGCCCAAGACGGTGACTCACTATTGACTCATGACATGACTATTGAATATGAATCTGTGTTATATAATTACGGAGATGTGTCTAGTAATACTGTTAAGGGATTTGCGCAGTTACATTATGATAAAACTGCAAGTCCACTGAGAGGAAAAGTACCATTTGTTAATGCAAGTGATATGGTACATACATTGGGACAAGGGAGTTCATTTAGTGCATTTAATAAAGCCTCACAAACTATTCCTCCAGCTAATCCTATGAATGAAGTAATAGACCCTTCATTCGGGTCGGCTACTTCTTCTTATCCATATATTGTACCAAATGATGCAGATTCTAATGCTGACGGAGTTGATGATGCTATATTTAAAAATACCGGAGGTATTAATTCTTTTTATAAGCCACAAGATGACGCTACTGGGGTTGATCAAGCAGTATTTAGAAATTCATTTGTAGATGACGCTACTGGGGTTGATCAAGCAGTATTTAGAAATTCCGGATATCAACAAGATGATGCTACTGGAGTTAATGAGGCAGTAGCTGAACAAGAACGACTTGCTAGGGCTCCAAGTAATTATAATCCTATGATGCCAGATGAAATTAGTCCAAATAGCACTGAGGTATTAGTAACAGCAAATGATAGAAAAACAGCATCATCTGCTGACCAAAATCAAGGGTCAATTAATACTAATAGAGGCAGTGATATTCAGTATAATCTCACCCAACTGAATAATGATCTTTCTAGAACAGAGACTGGGTTAACTAATCTATCAAATTCAATAGAAAATACCACTATCACAATTTCTCAAATTAATACTCAATATCAAGCAGCATTGGCATTATCAGATTCTAATCCAGGAAAACAAGCATTGGTTTCACAACTAAATCAACAGTTGACACATTTGGCAGATACAAAATCAGATCAACAAGGACTTATTGCGGATTATACTGCAATTAAATCAGGGCTTGTTACTAAAATACAAACAACTAAAGCTGAAGTAGATGCGGCTGGAGGATATCAATGAGTACAACCAATAACTTATCACCAATAAATCTTAACTCAACAGTCAGTACTCAAACATTTTTTAATAACTATTTTAAACCAAACTTTATTGTATCACCAAATATAGATGCTGCCGTTATAGGATTTTTGGAACAAATAGCTGATTCTAAAGAAGCCGCCAGGTTAATAGCTAGTGCAGTGATTTATACAAGTATTTCACAAAATATTGATCCAATGTCAACACTAGCAAAATTTGCTAGATTACAGAAGCCTGAGCTTACTTCCTATCTAGTAAAGTTTTTAAATTTAAACAGAGTTGGTACTAGTTACCTTGGTATAAACAATAACCCTACCGTTAGTAAATATGTTTCCAGAATGATACTTCCATGAGTAAATATGCTCAAGGTAAATTTTCTGTAAGGAATATGGAAAAGTATGTTGGTAAAAAAATGCCGACATATCGTAGTTCATGGGAAATGACATTCATGACCTTCTGCGATAACAATCCTGCAGTATTACAATGGGCAAGTGAACCATTCATGATACCATATAGAAATCCTTTAAGTGGTAAGAATACAATTTATATCCCTGATTTTATGATGGTGTATATAGATGCTCAACAACAAAAACATGCTGAAGTAATTGAAGTAAAACCACTTAAAGAAACCACACTTGAAACTGCAAAAAGTGTTCGTGATAAAGCAGCGGTAATATTAAATATGGCAAAATGGACTGCGGCTAGAGCATTTTGTCAAGCACATGGTATGAAATTCCGTATAGTTACTGAACATGATATCTTCCAAGGTACAAAGCGTTAAGCATACCCTGATAAATATAGTATCCGTTGAATTATTAGTTCAACTTGACAGAAATTGGAGAAGTTATGCGAGCTAAAGAATTTGTAATTAATATACCGATCAATATAAAATTTAATGGTGATGGTGAACCTGAAATTGCAGTGAATAACCAAACACCTATTGATGATGAAGAACTTTCTTCAAATTTTATTCCACCTCTTCAACAAAAGATTGAATTGATGAAACACGCTGCTGGAAAAGATAGTGATGTTATTGACCAAATTATTACCGTAGATGATGACGATGAATCAGTCTGAGTAGAAATAGACAGGTATGTCCTTTCACAAAATAAAATCTGGCAGAGTAGTAACAATACCTGCAGATAATTTCGTCGGGGAAAAAGGTACTATCTTCTATGAAGAAGCTATAGGAGACCTCAGAATTTCCGACGGTAACACTGTAGGAGGAAAATTACTTGCAGTCTCATTAGCATCATTGGTAGTAGAGGGTACTACTACTAGTGGTAATATAATACCTTCTTCTAATGAGACGTATGATTTAGGTAGCCCATCATTTAGATTTAGATCACTATATGTCAGTGGTAATACAATTAATATCGGCGGCGCGTCCATATCTGCTACTGAAAATGGTATATCACTCACTAGTTCAACTGGTGCATCATTTACAGTATCAGGTACCAGTGCAACTGACACTACTGGATCATTCGGTGCAATAACAGCTACTGGTAATGTAACTACTGGTAATGTAAGTGGTACTAATGGTGTATTCACTAATGTAAGTGGTACATTAATTACTGCATATCAACCAAATATAACTTCGGTAGGTACCTTAGGTAACCTAGTAGTAACCAGTAACATTAATTCTGGTAATGTAATTACTAGCTCAATTTATACTAATAGTTATTTCTACGCTAACGGACAACCAATAAAAACTGGTTCATTAAATGTAACTAGTATCAATCCTCCAGCTAATCCAGTTGTTGGAGATATGTGGTATAAAACAAATACTGGTGTTTTGTATAGATACAGCAATGACGGTACTAGTAGTTTCTGGTTAGATATCAACGGTCCAACTGGTTATTCGTAATCATTAAAACACTTTACTTTTATTCTAAATAACATATGACTCGTAAACTTGAAACCCTTTTTGACTTACCAAAAGAATCAGTTAGTGCTGATCCGGAGGTAAATGCATTTATTGAAGAAAACAAAAATTTGATGATTGATATAGATCAGGCCATTGATAAAATTGATCTAGCATTACCCATGGTTAGAGATTTAGATACTGGAGATGATGAATTAGATGAACTAGCAAAACTAGCTACAGATAAATTTAATGACTTGATTGACCTCGGTATGAATGTAGAGGCTAGATTTAGCGGAACTATACTTCAAACTGCTGGTGTATTACTAGGCCATGCTATTACTGCAAAAACAGCTAAAATGGATAAGAAGTTGCGAATGATAAATCTTCAATTACAAAAAGCTAAACTAGATTACCAGATTAAAAAAGATTCAAATACAAAAGATGACATTTCTCAGTCATTTGATGGACATGCGGTTGTTTTAGATCGTAATGAATTGCTAAGACAAATTCTTGCAGGCTCTAAAGACATAAAGTCTATACAATAACATAAATATTACTAATAGGATTAAACGCATGAAACCATTCACTCAATATTTACAAGAAATGAACAAGGTATACGAGTTCAGTATCAGGTTAGCCGGATGTGATGTTGATACAAAAATCAGCGAACAACTAACTACTGCGCTGTCTGCTTATTCAGTTGAATCAGTAGGAAAACCTCGCCGCTTACCAGTACAAGAGCATATTGATTTCCCAACTATCGGTCCATGTGAATGCCATATCATTGAGGTAGCATTGAAGTATCCAACTACTAGTGATCAGGTACTACAGGTCGTAGCAGAAAAGTTAAATCTTCCACGCAATAGTGTATTAGTTCGTACAAAGAATGAAGATATGCTTCGTACTCCGGCATTACCATCAAAGAAAGATAAAAATGGTTCCGTGCTAACACAAGCTGAACTAGAAGATATAGCAGATGCACAAGCACTTGTTGGACAACAGCGTAAAGATAGTATGCTCAAAGAACTTGTGTCACGCAAATATGAATTCGCTGCAACAGAAGCTGCTCCGGTCAATACTCCACCGCCTCAAGGAAAAATAAGTCCAGTTGGCAGTTATCAAAATTCTATCCCCACAACAAAAAGAAAGAAATAAAATGGACTTCTCTAAAATTTTAAAACTGTTATCAGAAATTGAACCTAAACAAACTGATCAAAATATTCTCACTGAGGCACAAATACCTACTATGTATAGTAAGGAGGTACCACTAGGTATGGAACATCTCGCTAGCTACAAATGTCCACACTGTGGCATTGCAAACAAAGTGCGAGATTGGGCAGCTAACGATAACGAGTGCCCAACCTGTTTAGAACCTCTACCGCACGGCTTGAATCAGATAGGATTGAAATCCCGAGATGTGGCGGAAGGCAAAGATGAAGGGTTTGAAAAACATAAGGCTTCAGAATGGCTACGAGATCCTAGATTAGAAGCACAAGTTAGTAACTTACAAGTAGGTGGCATTGAATTAAATATCAAGCAAAAGGGAATAACCGGTAAAAGCGGCCCAATGGGCAATCCAAAAGATATGTATACTACGGCAACAAATCCTATGTATTTCACCGAGTTTTTAAATTATCTAATTAAAAACGCTAGAGATCCAATAGTAACGGGTGGTGTTCAACAAAATGGTGCTATGGATGAGAGCTTTTTAGGATTCGGTATGCCAAAATTTCGGGTAGTGCAACCTTATAATCACTCGATGTCGCCGGACCGGGTCAACGTAGGCCGATTGGAAATAACTGGCAACGAAGCCGCCGGTGAAAAAGTAATGGCAAAACTACAAAAAATTAATCCGCAATTAGCGGCACAAGGTTGGCATTCGGGTGCATCGGGTGGGATGGATGGCGGCCGGGTATATTATGGTATTAACTTCCCTACTATGGAATTAGCACAACAAGCCGCACAGGCCTTAGGTGCTCCAGGTAAACAAAATGGTGCTATGGAGGAGAGCTTTTTAGGATTCGGTATGCCAAAATTTCGGGTAGTGCAACCTTATATTAACTCCATGTCGCCGGACCGGGTCAATAGGGGCCGATTGGAAATAGATGGCAACGACCGCGCTGGCGAAAAAGTAATGGCAAAACTACAAAAAATTAATCCGCAATTAGCGGCACAAGGTTGGCATAGGGGTGCATCGGGTGGCATGGATGGCGGCCGGGTATATTATGGTATTGACTTCCCTACTATGGAATTAGCACAACAAGCTGCACAGGCCTTAGGTGCTCCAGGTAAAGAAGTTGAAGAAAGCATCAATGAAGAAGAGATGGTTGATGAAGTTGCTGCTCCTGGACAAGAAGATTGGATTAAGTCCAACAAAGAACGCTTTATGAAACAATATGGTAAACATAAAGGCATGAGTGTTCTATACTCAACTGCTTGGAAGCGTAGCAAGGATGCTAAATCAAATGAATCACTGGAAGAATGCTGGGATCAAGCAATGGACGGCCAAGTAAGGCCTGACCAAGAATCAGGAATGAACATCAGTAGCAATCTTGATACCCAAACCGGTAGCAAAAGTCTTACTGTCACTGCACAAGGTGAAGCAGCAGAACAATTAGCTCAAATACTAAAACTAGCTGGTATGGCTGGTGGTTCTGCAGAATACCATGAGCCAGAAATTCAAGTTTCAATGGAAGAAGAATATGCAAATGAACCACAACCAGAAATTCAACCTGTGTCAACTCAATTGCAACAAGGTAATGATTTAAACAGAATGAAGAAGCAAGATCCTGCCACTGCAAATCCTGCTGCTAATCCATTAGCTCGTTCATTAGCTACTGCTGAATCACTTGAACTCCAACGCATTGAAAAGCGTTTGATGGAAGAACTTGATAGCATTAAACTGGTGAATGAAATTGGTGATGTCTCCAAGACTTCTAAAGGTGGTAAGATAATTACTACTAAGGCTGGACAAATACATAAGGCTGGACCTAAGGGACATGGCTACTTAGATAAATCAGATGATGCCTCTAATGATGCGAAACCATCTGCTGAAAAGAAAGCAACTAAATCAAATGACATTAAGCTACCAGCATGGAAAGGCAATGTCACTACTCATAAAATCAAAAAATGAAATCTTTTCAGGAGTACTTGACAGAAGCTGAACACAAACTTCGTTTTCAGCAACCTTACAAAGAAAGTAGTAACAATCCAGTTGCTAATGATAGTGCTAGTCCAATAGGTGGCGGCACTATCACTCCTGAATATATGAAAAAATTGATGACTAGACCATCTCATCGTAAAGATAAACGATGATTAAACAATATAGGATAACAGCAGGTAACTTCACTCAGTCTGCTATCCCTGATACAGTTCTTGATTCTGCTGATTTACAACAATTACAACAACTAGTTGGTATCCCAACTACTAATGATCCACTTGTCAAAGATACTAATACTTTTGTTAAGTCTCTTTTTGACACATCACAATCTCGTTGAATAAGTACTCATATATATGAGTAAACCAGAAATAGCCCTGGTTAAACGGGCAAATCAAGTAGAGACCTTCACTGAACAACAGATTATTGAAGTAGCGAAATGCGCTGATCCTGTTACAGGACCAAAGTATTTTATGAATAATTATTTCTTCATCCAACATCCAGTTCGCGGAAGAATACACTACTCGGCATTTGAATACCAAGATAGATTAATTGATACCTATCATAACTATCGCTTTAGTGTAAGCTTAATGCCTCGTCAAACGGGTAAAACAACTAGTGCTGCAGGATACTTGTTATGGAGAGCAATGTTTATACCAGATAGCACTATTCTAGTTGCTGCTCACAAATACACCGGTGCTCAAGAAATTATGCAGCGTATTAGATATGGATACGAATCAGTCCCAGATCATATTAGAGCCGGTGCAACTAGTTACAATAAAGGTTCTATTGACTTTGATAACGGATCACGAATTGTTTCGCAAACTACTACAGAAACAACTGGACGGGGTATGAGTATTTCATTACTCTATTCGGATGAGTTTGCATATGTCCGTCCTACTATCGCCCGTGAATTTTGGACAAGCATTTCACCCACATTAAGTACTGGTGGTAAAGCTATTATTACTAGTACCCCTAACTCAGACGAAGACCAATTTTCTATTATATGGAAAGAAGCTAATAAATGTATTGATGCGTATGGTAATCCAACTGAATTAGGTACAAATGGATTCCGTGCATTCAGATCCTATTGGAATGAACATCCAGATAGAGATGAAAAATGGGCAGCAGAAGAACAATCAAGAATCGGTGAAGATCGCTTCCGCCGAGAACACGATTGTGAATTTTTAATCTATGATGAAACATTAATCGGAGCAAGTCATCTAGTAGATATGGTTGCTACTCCTCCACTTGAAAAACAAGGTCAAATCAGATGGTATGCAAAACCAAAACGAGGACAAACATATATCGTCGCTCTTGATCCAAGTCTAGGTACTGGAGGAGATAATGCAGCTATTCAAGTTCTAGAATTGCCTAGCTGTATCCAAGTAGCTGAATGGCAACATAATCGTACTCCAGTTAAATCCCAAATAAATGTAGTAAAAGAAATTTGCAATTATATTCATGAACAAATCGGAAACGAAAATAATATCTATTACAGTGTTGAAAATAATAGTTTAGGCGAGGCAGCATTGATATCAATAGCTGAAGTCGGTGAGGAACATATTCGTGGAACCTTTCTATCAGAACCAGCCAAAGCCGGACAAGGTAGAAAAAGAAAAGGGTTCACTACCACTAATAAAAGTAAAATTGCTTCATGTGCCAAGTTCAAGAACATGGTTGAGTATAAGAAACTAACAATAAACAGTGGTAATCTTATCAGTGAATTGAAGAATTTCGTTGCAAGTGGCGGTAGTTTCTCTGCTAAACCTGGAGAAAAGGATGATTTGGTAATGAGTATGCTACTAGCAATCAGAATAGTGCAATTACTACAAAATTTTGACTCTACTCTTGATTCAAGACTCAGAGACGAGACTGATGAGGTTATCACTCCGATGCCCTTTATCATGATGTCATAAATACTATATTACCCAGCAAGGTTGGCATCCCATGAAAAATATTGAAAAAATAGCAGAGTTATTGTTTGATAAAATTCGCAGTAGATTTGAACATGTTACTTTAGGTGACGAACAAGCTAAAGATACAACTGATGCTGAAAAAGCTAGGTTCTTTAACTTTGATTACCTTAGTTCAGCTAAAAAGAATTACGGTAACATTACTCTAAGTCTTGCTGATGAAACTAGCTTGAAAGTTTACTTCAGCAAAAACTTGAGTGAAAAAATCAAAGGCATAGAACAACAAGAATGGTTTGATTTTTTACGCGGGTTACGGTTGTTTGCTAAACGCAACTTGCTAAAGTTTGACACCAGAGATATCAATAGAGACAACCTTAATATCAGAGATGTAGAACAAGCATCTAAATCTTCCGATGTATTCACCGCTAATGAAAAGGCAGTGACAGAAAGCAAATTGCACGGCAATAGTCGTACTAGCTATCAAGATATGGGTCCTGTCAGACTAGTGGTTAAACATAGCGATGTTATTAATGATGAAGTTCGTGGTGCCAGGTCTAGAAAAATTGATAGCATGTTTATTGAAACAGCAGAAGGTGAACGCTTCCGTATGCCATTTAAGAAATTAAGTGCAGGAAGAGCAATGGCTGAACACATAGCACATGGCGGGCAAGTGCATGACGGATTAGGTCAACACATTGTTCAAATGGTTGAGGAAATGTCAAAACTTGGGTCATTTGTTCGCGGAACAAAACATCGTATGTTTGAAGACGAAGAAACTAAAAATATGTGTGAGGCTGCAGCCGAACGATACCATGAACTCAATAGTGGATTAAAGAAACTAGGTGGCGGACGAGGATATAAAGAATATGCTGAAAGTTTTATGCCTGAACAACCACATGACACTACTGACATTGATCTTGAATCCTTGAAAGAAAGATTCATGAAAAAAATGTTTGATGATCGGATGACTGATGCATTACCCTATGTATATAAAGCTCATCAACGCCGTCAACAAGCAAATGAAAACAAATACATCAGAGAGTTTGATGATTGGGCTGACGATATGACCGATGATGATTACAATAATCAAGACGGCAATGCCATCTCTGATGGTGCAATGGCCGAATTAAAAGAATTAATGAAAGAACCATTGGCTGTCGGTATAGATGGTAGTGATGCTATCAATGCACTGAATGATACTATTGAAGAT